GGATGTGTCTTGTCTCTGAACCCAGAGCTTATTGACATGGGTTTTCCGTAAGCATTTCTAAGTTCTTGCAACTTCTGCATGAACTCAGGCTTCATTTCATTCTTACCTGTGTGCTTGCAGTCAAACTCTTCCTTACTGAAATTAAGGTATTTACTCCAATCCATTTCTATCTTTCTTTTTAGGTTCTCTTCCCTTATGTGAACAGTTTCCAGTTTTCAAGCATTTGTTGTCACACTCGACAGGAACAATTTCACAAAACACTTTCTTTTCACTTCTCAAATACCTTCTTTATTTTTTCAATTAAAGCTGAGACATCAAAACTGTCATCAAGTGCTACAATGTTCTCAAGTATTGACTTACCCTCAGTTCCCATAAGGAACGAGTACGCCCATATGACGATCCACCCGAACAGTTCAACTTGCTCTCCCTTAACTTCAAAGCTATCAAGACCGTGTATGACTATCAGGAACGCTCCATACTGTAGTGCCTTCACTGCCGTCCTGCGTATTCCGTATGATGTGACAGCGTGTTTATTCTTAATCGCCTTTGCTATGCCTGTTACAAGGTCAACCATCATGAATGTAACGAGCCACTTTAGGAACTCCCAATCAGCGAACAGGTACTTCTCTGTGAATGCGAACAGTGGTGTTATGACGAACGTAAATACCCATATTTTTACATCAGCAAAATTTGCTGAGAACTTCAGGGCTACATCCTTGAATACTCCCCAATCATCTATGGTGTGGTCTGCTTTCATGACACTAAATTACCTTGTTCGTCAATTTCTGGAATGATACCGTATTCCAGTAATCTCGCCAACCAAACTGCTTCGTCAGTTGTAGTTTCCCAAACATGAATTGTGTCTGTTCGTTGATTCGGGTCTGTCCATCCGTAACCTAATACAGATGCCTTGTCTTCACCATCGAAGGTAATCCAATAGGTTCTGACTGGTGGGTGATCTATTGTGTTCATTTTTCTTAGTTCTTAAACTGCTCCGCCATCTGTAATTGTCCAACCGTAATTAATGACTAATGATGTTCTTGCTGTTTCAGCATCACTTCCACTACTATACACAGATGCAGCACCAAAAGACCAAATAGGCGTTAATGTATATCCAGAACCATTTGGGTAAAGTGACTGTAATCTGGCTTCCCAAGATATTAATGTTTGCTCGTACAAACTTTGACCAAACCCAACGTTACCGCCTCTGAACATATAAAATCCGCTTGATACGTTTTCGATATGCCACGTACTTATATCAGGTACAATGGCCGATGAACGAAAAGTGTTATTCATCAATACAATGTTTGATGTATTTTCCCAATTTGTAAAATCGACGTTTTGTGCAGGAAGTTCTCTAAACGCACTACTCAAGTACGTATTCGGTGCTATTATCGGAGAGTCAAGTGCTGTTATGTATAAATTACGACAGCCAAGAAAATTACCACCAGAAGAAAGTGACCCAGTTGATGGAGATAATGTTCCCCAGTTACTAATTTCGATAATTTTCAGACAATCACCCGTTCCTAAAAATCCCCACCCCTCTATTGTTCCTGAAATAGTAATCGTATAAACTCCACCGCTTGCGTATGTGTGTTGTCTGTTTGCATAACTAAGTGCCGAGGTATTACCATCACCCCAGTCAATAGTACCTGAATAAACGCCACCGCTTACCAATGGAAGTACTACCGTATCACTTGCTGAACCTGCTTTTGTCGTGTCCCAAATCGAGATGAAGTCTGGATTCGCAGGTGCGCCTCCTCCTCCACCTTTCAAAAATGAAACTCCTATGCCGTTTCCTATTGCTACCACCTTTCAACTACTTTTAACATTCATGCTGGTCTTATGAATCCTACTCCTGGCACGGTTTAGAGATTGTAGATGATAACGCTTCCAGCGGACATTGTAATGTCGGTTATTTGACTACCCTCTGGTACGACTATATAGGCTCCAGCTTTAAGAGTAGCTCCGTTAAGACCATACGAAGCAAGAGAATCAGCCCCATTAACATTGAACGTTGTAAGCGTAGTATCTTCCTGAGCAACGAAACAATAAGCTGAAAGACCAGTAAAATTACCAGTACCAGTAAGGTTCTTACACCCGTTACCGACAACCTTTCTCAGTTTATCAAGAGACTCACCTTCGTGAACACTTAGTTTTCCCATTTTTATTAGATTTTATTCAGTGATGATGACAGGATCACTGTCCATGTCTTAGATTTCTTCTCCTCAAGTATCTGCTGAACTTCAGCCTCAATAGCGTCAACATCAACCTCTGCACGTATCCACGCCTTCACATCGTCCTCTTTCAGTTCACTGAACGGAATGAAGTCTGGGGAATCAGGGTCTCCTTCAAGTGTAACCTTTCCTCTTTTGTTAGCGATAAGTCCGCCTTCCTTTGCAATGACATTGAACCTGACCTCAAATACAAGGTCAGTGTCTGCATGTCTTTTGATCTTTTCTATTTTCAGTCTCATGTCAGTCTTATTCTTATGGTTCCTGAGTTATGGTAAATACCGCCTACAGGTACTCCTCCTAAAGCGGCAGCCGCATCGTCTGCGTAGTCAAGTGCTGGTATCGTCTCTGATACAAGGTAGTCATTGAAGAATTCAAGTATAGCGTCTCCGTTGTTGTCTTCAATTCTTAATACTGAAGCGGTATTGTCTGAATAATTATTTGACAGGTTAAATCCAGTTGTATCACTTGCTAACTCAAGTTTTATATCTTCTCCACTATTATTTATTTGTTGGATATCCCATGTAGAGCCTAACTCGTCCATAACATAAGACTGTATTATTTGAGTTATATCACCGCTAACAGGATCTACATAAGCTGATGAATTTATTTGTTGATAGCTCGGATCTCCTTCTAATATTGAGTTGAGTATAATATTTGATAAACTTGATCCTGATAAAATACCGTCTGTTATATTTAAATGAGTACCAACTACTTGAGCAGGTATTTCTCCAAACTCGGGTATTACAAATAATCCATCGCCAGTAATATTATAAATTGATTCGCTGTCTTGAGTAAGTTTAGAGCCTGTTACGCTGCCTGAAAAAGTCGGTACTAACCAATCTCCAAAATTTTGTAGACCTAGACCAAACTCTTCATCACTAGTAACATAACTAAGCGTATCTGTAAAGTCGATGTTAAGTGATTCAGTTGAAATGCTTTTTGACTCAAGCGACTGAGCGTCAACCCTTCCGACAAAGTTTGTACTGTTGTACACATCCTGCCTTATGTTCTGCCTTACTGGGCTTCCTTTTTCTAAGTAATCCATTATATGTATTTAGGTAAATTATCGTCCAATATCTTTGCGTCTGAACATCCACAAGGACATCCGCACAGTTCATCCATCTGTCCAATGAACTTCTTTGCAACAGAATCCTTAAAACAGGAAACCTCTGTATCCTCGTCTTGGTTCAATGTGTAAACACCTTCGTCAATGTATGTACACATTTCGTTTATAGCATACGACAGGAACATTGCCTTTCTCTTCTTACACTCGTACAGTTCAGTGTCACCGATGGCACGAGCTTCAAGCATATCAATGACCATATCGGCAAAGCAACACCTCGCCAATACAGTTCTGTTCGTTATGTTCGATTCGTTGAATATCATACCGCTCCTCTTCTTAAACATCTAACGTACCAACCGTTCACTACGACCGTACAGTTTGCGTCTGCTGTTATCTTGAACTGACCACCGTTATTCAAAGTGTTCGCATCACCCATGTAAATAGAGTTGAACATTACCTTCTGATATGTTCCAGATGTCTTGAAGTTGTAATCCTGTATGAAAGGTATGGTGTATGCACTACCCCCTGCGCCAAGATGAAGAAGTACATCTATGGCCGTATTGGATGATGATGTTGTAACGGTAATATCAGCCCTGATATCAACCATGTCTCCAGCAGACAGTTCAGACCAATCAAAGTTATTCGTACTTGCATCCCAAAGTCTACTCACTCCTTCAGGTAGAAACTGTGTGTTAGTATAAGCACCAAGGGTATCATTTGTCAGGACTACTGCCGCACCGCCACCTGTTACATTTAACGGTGTTCCTGACGTAGCATTATCATTGTAGTCTGCAAATCCTCCTGATATGTCATCGTTACCATGAGATGTAAGGTACGATTTAATCGTAGTTACCAGTTCATACACTGAGTTTACTGATGGATCATCTATCATAGATGCCTCCTGACTGAAAATCGTGTTTACTGATTCACCTACAGTTTGGGTAATGATAATGTTGCCATTACTCGCAGATACAGACAGTTCTGACTTAGGGTAATAGTTAATGTTCTTACCTACCTTGTCGTAGATAAGAATCTCTAAGTTCTTATTCTGTATATCGAATCCCATTAGTTATCTCTGGTCACACAGAAGGTTAAGTGAAGATGACCTGCCAATGTTCCTGCCGCAGAAGGTTCAAGAATCATATTTGCCCCTCCTGTCATCGTGTTGTTCCCAGTTACAGTCGATGTAATTACATTACCTACAACTGTAGCGGAAGGAACATCTATTTGGCTTCCTGTCATTACA